TGCCGCCATGAAAACAGCTATTGCGGCTGTTGGTATTGGTTTGATTATTCAATTAGTTCAATACTTAATTGAAAATTTCGATAGACTTTCTCAGGGTAGTAATGGAGTAGCTAAGGCATTGCGGTTTGTCGGTGACATTATCGGAGAAATCCTGAAAGTTGGTGAACAAATGCTTAATTTCTTAACAGATGCTATCGGTTTAACATCTGAATTAGAAAGACAGCAGGAAGCTATGGGTAAGGCAGCCATTGACTCATTTACCAAATCAAAGGAAGCACTAGCTGAACAAACAGCTGAGATGGACAGAAACATTAAGGTTGCCAAAGCGATGGGTAAGAATACTGTCGAAATGGAAATCGAGAAACAGAAAGCCATTATCGAAACGAATAAACAGTATCTTTTGCAGTTACAACAAATGGCCAAAACACGTGCCATTACTGAAGAAGAAAGAAAGTTAATCAAAGAAAGTTCAAAGGCTATTAAGGATGCAAAAGCTGAGATAACTATTATTGAAGCTAATGATGCTAAAGAAAAAGAAGCTAAACAAAAAGAGGCTGATGAGAAAGCGAAAGCTAATAGAGAAAAAATATTAGCTGAAAAGAAAAAACAAGCTGATGAAGAAAAGAAATTTAATGATGAGTTTAATAAAGATATAACTAAAAGATTTCAAGATGAACAAAAAAGATTAGCAGATGAAGCATTATTAGCACAACAACAAGAAGATGCAAAAATTGAAGCTCAGATACAAGCTGAAAATCTTATTTATCAAGAAAAGAAAAGAATTAGAGATGAATATGCAGAAAAAGAAAGAGCTGGTTATGCTGAATTAGAAAAGGAAAAATATAATTTAACATTACAAGGCTTGCAAGCTGGACAACAACTATCTGACATGTACTTTCTTTTTAAATCTAAAAATTTAAAGAAAGGAAGTAAAGAAGAAGAAGAAATGGCGCGTAAAGCTTTCGAGGTAAATAAAGCATTGCAATTATCAACAGCGGTTGTTAGTGGATTTCAAGCGGTACAAGGAGCTTATGCAACAGCTCAACTTTCACCTATTACAACTGTATTCCCAGCTTATCCATTTATACAGGCGGCATTGGCTGGAGTTACTTCGGCGGCTAATATTGCTAAGATAGCTGCATCAAAGTTTTCATCGAGTGGAGGTGGAGATATGGGAGGAGGTGGCGCACCAGCAAGCGCACCTATTCCACCACCGCCAACAGTAAGTAATCCAAACGCAAACATTGAAGGTAGTAAGTTTGATGAACAAGGTAATAAGATAAGTAACGGCTCTGCAATGCCAGCTATACAAGTAAATGCAACGGTAGGAGTAGACGAAATATCAGCAAAGACAAATCGAGTTAATGTATTAGAAAAACAATCAACATTTTAAATTATGGAATATCCTGTTTATTTATTAGAACTAGACGAAAACGGCAACGAACAATATGGCTTGCAAGATGTAGCCTTAGTAAACTCACCTGCATACAAAAGTAACTTTTTAAAATTCGAATCTCACAAAGCATTGTTTGCAATTCAAAACGAAGAGAAACGTATAGTTTGCGGGGCCGTTATGATCCCTGATAAATTGGTTTATCGTGAAGAAAACGGAAAGCCTTTTTATGTAGGAGCTACAAAAGAAACTATTTACGAAGCATCTCAAAAATTTGCAAAAGAAAACAGAAACTTAAACGTAAAGGCTACGCATGAAACAGATAGCAATGTTGAGGACGTGTTTATATTCGAATCATTTATAACCGATGAAAATCGTGTTCAATCGGTGAAAGGATTTGAAGATTTGCCGTATGGGACGTGGTTTATGACTATGAAAATCAACAATGATGACGTTTGGGAGAAAGTTAAACAAGGCGAATTTAATGGGTTTAGTTTAGAAGCCCTATTCAAGTTGAAACCCGTAGAGCCTTTGAATGACGCTGAAATAAAAGCATTGATGAATTTATTGGATTAAAAAGTTATCACTCAAATAAAAATAAATACTTAATAAAAAAAACAAGATGAATTTAAACGAAACAATCAATAATATTTTGCCTTCTGATTTAAAGGCTAAATTAAAAAGTGCTTTTATGCAATTTGGTGCTGAGCCTGAAGTTGCTAAAGCTGAAGAGCCAATTAAAATGGCTGAAATTAAATTGGTAGACGGTAACGTGGTATCAGTTGAAGGAGAATTTGTTGTAGGTGCAAAGATTTACTTAGTGACGCCCGAAGGGTTGGTAGCAGCGCCAAACGGCGAACATACAGCAGAGGACGGAACGGTAGTAACTGTTATGGACGGTGTTATCACTGAAATCGAAGCTAAAGAGGAAGCTCCCGAAGTTGAAGCTATGCCTGAGCAAATGGGTGAAGTTGATAAATTGAAAACTGAAATGTCTGCAATGTCAAAAGAATTAGCATCATTAAAAGCTAGTTTTGAAAAACAAACTGAAACTGTTAAGTTGACTTTGTCAGCTATTAACAAGATAGTTGAAACTCCAGTAACTGAGCCTATCGAAGCGAAAATTGATTTTAGCTCTTTGACACCATACCAAAAACACAAATTAGCTAAGTATGGCAAAGTATAAATTTAAAGAAGGCTTCGAATATGTGTTCAATGGTGGGCGCATTACTAACGAAGACTTATCAGACGATGTTGCTATTCATTTGTTATCAAAGGGTCGATTAAAGTTAGAAGACTTTGATATTTCAGAGGAAGCAACTCAACAAGAAGAAAAAAAACAAACAGAAAAAAAAATAAAAACAAAAACTAAAAACTAAAAATTATGGCAATTTCTTACAGCATCGTAGATATTAGAGGTCATGCTGCCTCTCCCGTGATAGAAGAAGTTCTATTCGAAAACAAAACATTAGGCGAAGGTTATGTAACTTTTGAAGAGGAAGTAAAGAACGAAGTTATTTTTACTGAAGGTGCTACAACTGCATCAATGCAAGCATACACAAGCGGTGCGCCTACATCTGCAGGTTCATTAGATTTATTTGATGTGTCAATCACTCCAACTAAATACTTGTACTACCAAACATTTGACCCTAACACTTTAAGACCATCTCGTTTCAAACGTGATATGAAGCCAGGTGCTTGGGAAACATTATCGAATGAATTTGAACAAGTTGTTATCGGTGGAATGTACTCAAAGAAAATCGCTTATGATGCTGAATACCAATTTTGGTCAGGTATTACATCTGCGCAAAAAACAGCTATCGCGGCTTTAACAGCGGGAACTGCTAACAACCAAATTGGAGCTGATGAAAAAACTGTAGCGGCGGCTTTAACAGCTGGTCAATTCAATGGTGTTGTTGCATCAATGATGTACAATGCATGGAACTCAACTTCTACGGCTGGAGTAGGTACACGTTTAAAAGTTGACGGTATCGCAATTACAAGTTCTAATATTGCTCAAGAATATGCACGTGTGTATGCTGCTATTCCAGCTACTGTATTAGCTAGTGGCTTAACTCCTTATATCTACGCACCTAAATCTCACATGCAGTTAATTAACATTTATAATGTTAGTGCAACTTACCGTGATTTATTCAGCGTAGTAGGTGAAAAATATTTCTACAACGGTGTAGAAATTAAATTTGTTCCTGTTCCTGAGAATGTTATCATTGCGGCTCCAAAAGAACATTTATTTTGGGTTACTGATTTAACTTCTGATGTAAATAAATTCGAAGTTAACAAAGTAGCTTTAAATCAAGACTTGTTATTTGTTAAACACGTTGGAACTATTGCGGCATACGTTGCTAACCAAGCGTTCAACGTTTTATATTGCGGTTCTTAATAACTAAACACAAGGGGGAGTTGAAAGCCCCCCTTTTTTATAAACCTTAAAAAAAATTATTATTATGGCATGTGCATTGACACAGGGACACACTCCCAAGGTTTGTAAGACCTCAGCGGGTGTTAAGTCCTTTTTAATTACGGAATTTGCAAACGTAACATCATTAACTAGAACAGCTGGAGTTATTACAACTCTTACAACTGTTGCTGGTGCTGACTTTTTCCGTTACAAACAAAAAAGTGAGGTTGCATCTTGGAAACAAACAGGTGCTTCAGATGTTAAGACAGGAACAGTTGCATACGATTTAGAAGCTAATTTAGAACTATTAGGATTAGACCAAGCAACACAAACTGAGTTAGATTTATTAATCAAAAATACAGTTGTTTTAATCGCTGAAATGACTGACGGAACATATTGGTTCTTAGGTGAGAATTATGGAATGGATTTAGTTTCAGATGGTTTAGAATCAGGGGTTGCATTAGGTGATTTCATGGGTAATAAAATTCAGTTTAAAGGACGTGCGTTTACTCGCGTAGCTTCCGTTGGATCATCTGTTATAGCGGCTTTAACTATCGCTTAATCGGTTAATTATTGATTTGTTTTAAAAGAGGGTAGTCATGTGGCTACCTTTTTTATTTATCATTTATTTTATAAAATAATACTTAAGTAGTAATGATATTGATTAATAAGAATAGCGTGAATACTTGCATCTTAACGTTAAGCGAAAGAACTACGTTAACGAATGCGAAGTATTTATTTGAGTTTACAAACGATAGCACCAAACAAGTAAAGACATTTATTTGTGCCGATGTCTCAACAAATAAGCTTAGATATAATCAATTTTTGATTGAAGAAAATGCAACAGAAAATTTATTAATAGGTAAAGTATCATTAACAGTTGGTGACTGGAAATATAATATATACGAACAAACATCAACTACTAATTTAGTGGTTGCTAATAGTGGCGCATTGGTTGAAAATGGAAAAGTAGAAGTGAAAGGAACATCAACTAATTTAGCAGAGTTTACAAGCGAACAAACAACATACACGGAATTTAATGGCTAAGAATAATACATCAATCGAGGTTCTAAATAGTAATTTAGCGTTCGTTCAATTTGGCGAAGAAAAAAGACCTGAGCTAAAGAAAGACTGGCAACATGACTATATAAAATACGGAAAGAAAAACGACTTCCCTCAAGAACTTATTCGTTACTTTGAAGAACATGCAGAACATGGTGCGATAGTAAATGCGAAGGCACGTTATCTTTGGGGCCGTGGATTAAAGGCAGTTAACGAAGAACAAAACGAAATAGCTGAACAATTTTTGAGTAAGGCTAATAGGTTTGAAAGTTGGTATAAAATGGGACAAAAGATGTCCTTAGATTGCGAGTTATTCAATGCATTTTATTTGCAAGTAATTACAGACATTAACGGTAAACCTGTTGAATATTACCATTTGCAATACGCTAACTGCCGATTAAGTGAATGCAAAACTAAACTTTACTTTTCAGAGGATTGGACTAAACACAGTCCTGAATTTAAGATATTTACTATCTATAAAAAAGGTAGCGTAGGCACGTTCTTTACACCTTTCAGATACTATCAACCTGCAAAGAGTAGATTAGATGCTGTTTATACTAAAGTGCCTTACAATGGCTGTTTAAGCGAAATTAAATCGGACATTGATATAACCACTTTTAATGAATCATTTATTAGACGTGGTTTCAGTAGTTCAATGATGGTTACGTTCTTTAATGGTGAACAACCACCGGAAGTAAAAAGAGCTATCAAAGAAAGGTTTGAGCAAACTTATACAGGTGTTGAAAACGCTGGTAGTGTAGTGTTGAACTTCGCTGATAAGAACGGACAGGCGGCCGCTATACAACCTATCAGTATTGATGAACTTGACAAGAAATTTGAATTCACATCTAAGCGTTTACAACAAAAGATTTTAGTTTCTCATAACGTAACTAATCCCGAAATATTCGGAGTTAAGACAGAGGGTAGTGCTTTAGGTAATCGTGTTAGCGTAAAAGAATCTTATGAGCTATTCCTTAACACATACAGTAAGCCAAGACAGGAGCCATTATTAAGCTTCATATCAGATGCGTGTTACTTAATGACAGGTGTATATGTTGAATTTGATTTCGACCAATTAGAGCCGATAGGTTATGATTTCTCAGCTGACCAAGATTTAACACAAGATGAAAGACGTGCTATCAAAGGGTTTGAGCCATTGAACGAAGTTAGCGAAGCTGAACAAATACAAGCATCAGTTAATAGCACATTGACTAACTTAACAGGTCGTCAATTTCAAGGGTTAATGAGAATCGTTAACAAGTATGATAAAGGCACGATTAATAAGCAATCGGCTATTGCTTTAATGGTAAATGGATTTGGTTTATCAAATGAAGATGCGTTAACATTCTTAAACGAAAATGATGCAATAGATGAAACTATTGTTAAAATGTCGAAACAAAATGAAGATGCTATCTTAGCCAGGTTCATGGAGTTGGCGACACCTGACAACGAAGCACACGAAGTATTATTTGAAGAGGAGGTTCACATACATTCATTAAAGGATGCGCTTAAATATGAATTAAAGGCTCATAAAATGTATTTCGAAGATGCATTGAGTATTAGTGTCACCGAATTAGATAGCGCAGTTCTAAGTGCTATTAAAGGCAATCCAACGCTAACACAAGAGGAGCTTGCGAGACTTTTGAAAGTTGATATTAACAAGATTAAGCAATCAATTTTTAGACTAAAAGAAAAGGGGTTAATTGAAAAGAATGCAAAGGCTTATGACATTACTGATAAAGGCATTGAAAAAAAAAGTGAGCCGATAAAAACGACTGAAATCAAAACAGTTTACAAATATGCGGTAAGAACACCAACACCGCCATTAAAAGGAAACTCACGTAAATATTGTCAAGATTTAATGGAGAAAAGCGTAGGTAACCATTGGACTTATGAGCAGTTAGAGAAGATGGAAAATGAATTCGGATTCAACGCATTTGATTACCGCGGGGGATGGTGGACAAACGCAAACACTGGAGAAACAACACCATATTGCCGACATATATGGAAAGCTAAAACAATTAGAATAGACAAATAAGATGGATGCATTATTTATAAGCCAACAATATTTAAAGGATAAATCTTTAATAAATGACAATACAGATTGGGAGCTATTGCAACCTTCAATAATCATGATACAAGATTTGTATTTACAACAAGTATTAGGGACACCATTGTTTGAAGATTTACAAGATAAAATAACTGCAAACACGTTGTCAGTTGACGAAACTAATCTAATCAAAAAATACATCCAAAAGATGCTTCATTGGTACATCTTAATGGAAGCTACAACTATCCTAAAATATAGATACACTAATAAAGGAATACTAGTAAAATCATCGGAAAACTCACAACCTATCAGCGAAAGCGAAATGAAAGTAGTTAAGGATGAATGGCGGTCAATTGGTGAGAGATACGCTGAATTATTAACTAAATATCTTATAAAATATTCATCAACTTTCCCACTATATAACACTTATAATAGCGAAGGGATGAATCGTTCGTTAACTAACTTATCAACGGGAATATTTATTAATGATGATTATATTATTCGTAAAGTAAATCCAAGTGACAACGACCAATTGACTGACTTCGGATGGACATATTAATTTATGAGCAAAGCAAACGAAAAGAAAATAATAGAAAAATTAAAGGTTTTAAAGCCTCAAGTATATGCTGACATTAAACCAAACAATCGAGATTTTAAAAAACTTTTCTTCCAAACACAAAAGCCTAAATAGCTTCTATTTTGGCGATAAGTGGGAAGTTGGTGCAAGTAGTCCGATACAATATCCCTTGTTATGGTGTTCTTTGACTTCATCGTCAATAACTAATAATGTTATTGAACGTAAATTTGTTATTGATATTTCTGACAAAGTAAATTTAGACGAAAGCAACGAAACGCACGTTTTAAGCGATTGCGAGATGATAGCGTATGACTTACTTAACTATTTGGAGCAAATATCAGACGCTGGTGAAATCGGCATTAAGATACAACCAAACACATCGCTAACTGACTACACCGAAGATAGAGATGACATGGTCAGCGGTTGGTTCTTTGAAGTGTCTATTAGCTCACACGTTGGTAACTACTCTTGTAACTTACCGATTAACAGCGGTAATATCTTTGATGGTAATTATATTTACATAGACGGAGAATATAATGTTCAATGTGGTGACTTTGAAGTTTTAATCAAAGACCAAAGCGGTAATACTTTGCAAACATTTACAACGAGCGGCACATACACTGTAGAGGTATTACAAAACATAATTGATACAATCACATCAAACACATCAACAATCATTCAACCATTAATATAATATGGCAAACGTTAATATTCAATTAGGTTATAAAGATAATGCGTGGTTTACAGCAAATGCAACGCTTGTTTTGCTTGCTGGCCAAGTAGTTTATTTACAGCAAACGGGGCAGTATAAGATAGGTAATGGAGTTACTCAACTTAGCGCATTAGCTTTTTTAGGAAGCTCAGTAATTGCAACCGAAACACAATTAGTTACGGCTACAGTTGTAAACAAAACAGGTGTTAATTTATTAGCTTCAAACTACCAAGCCGTTAAGGTAACTACGGCTCAAGGTCAAAGATTAGCTGTTGATTTTGCTCAGGCAAACAATGACAACAATAGTGCTGATACCATTGGACTTGTAAGAGAGAACATATCAAACAACCAAGAGGGTGACGTTGTAATTTTAGGACAAATAGTTGAAGTAAATACAACAGGTTCTTTACAAGGAGAAACGTGGGCGGATGGTGACGTTCTTTATTTGTCGCCAACTGTAGCTGGCAGAATAACTAACATTAAGCCTACAGGATTAACAGGGCATATAGTGGTTATCGGTTATGTTGAATATGCTCATTCTCAGCATGGGAAAATTTACACCAAGATTA